TATTGCCTTGGTAAAAATGGGCAAGTTAGGTTTGGCAACAAGGCAACTTGGCTTGGGGTAGAGTAAGTTTTGGAGATTAAATATGTTAATAAATATTATATTATCTTTGCATTAGATTAATTTAACTTTTGTTATATTTGTAATATGTTAGTTGCGGACAAAAAGATATTTTTAATAAATGCCTATTGGAAAAGAAACGCAACTTCTTAACCGATAGGCTTTTTTATTTTATGGAGAAAAACTTAATACACATTTACAACACTATTCATTATGAACACGCTATTAGAGTGTTTAAGGCATCCGATAAATCTATTGGCACTAGAAACGCTAAAGAATTAGAGGTTCAAAAAAACTTTTACTTTACATATAATTTAAATGAAACTTTTGATTTTGCTCTATTCAACACTAAAATAGGGATGTTTCACATTATAAAAAATGATACGTTTCTTACGCCTTTCGATATGCTATGTAAAATAAAACACAACAACTGTGTTCTACCCGCGTTTTATGAAATAGAATTACTTATAAAAAAATCAAAAATACCTTTTATTCGTGTTGCAAGTGATTATTTTAAGGTGTTAGAGGACAATGAATTGATTGGATATAATAAGTCGGAGATTAGGCAAGACTATGGAAAGGATGTATTTGATGTCATAAAGTCTTATGATAAATTTGGTGTTTTTCCCGATAACATAAACTATAAAGAAAGTATAGGTAATATGTTAAATACGTATCACAGACCTATGAATAAGGCTTTTAGTGGCGAAAAAATAGAATGGGGGGATGACAGAATTAAGTGGTCTATGTCTATGTTATCGCATATTTTTGGGGATATGTTAGATTTAGGTATTGAATATGTGCAACAATTATGGTGTAATCCCAAACAGATGTTACCTATATTGGTTTTAGCGTCGGTAGAAAGGCAAACGGGTAAAACAACGTTTAGTAATTGGCTAAATAGTATTTTGGGCGACAATCACGTATCTTTAGGGTTGGAGGATATGAAAGGCGATTTTAACCATTTCTTTGCCGAAAAACTATTAGTATCAATAGAGGAAACGCAAGATGAATCGCATAAACTAGTAAATAAACTAAAAAGAATTAGTACAACTAGTAAAATGCTAGTAAATCCTAAAGGAGTTAAGCAATATGTTGTAGATTTCTACGGAAAATTAATAATTCTTACAAATTCGCCCGATAATTTCTTAAAAATAGATGATGAGGAAATTAGGTTTTGGGTAATGAATATTCCTACACTAGTTGGTAAGGGAAATCATAATATTGTAGAGGATTTAGAAAAGGAAATACCATTTTTCTTAAACTTTCTAGAAAACCTACCTATGCAAGAAAAAAGGTCTAGAATGTGGTTTCATCCAAGTGAGATTATTACAAGCACGTTAGAAAAGGTACAAAAAGAAAGTAAAAACAGTACGGTAAAAGATTTAATTTATTTATTTGAAAATGACTTGTATGACGAAATGGTAGTTTCGGGGAGGTCGGAAATGTATTTTAATGCAACGGATATTAAAGATAAATATTTTAGAAATAACAACTTAGTTACAAGGAATTATTTAAGTGGTGTTTTAGATGATTTAACAGATAAAGGTTTATTGAATAGTTCGGATAAAAAGATAAAATATATGCCTACTATTGGGGATATGTCAGCGCAAAGGGTTGGAAAGTGTTATTGGCTATCATTACAAGGCGATGATTTAAAAGAAGCGGTTCTTGATAATGATGATAATTTATTCTTTTAATTATGATATTAAAACTAAAAAATATAAAATTAATTAAGACGGAATATGGAAATGATGTCGTTATAAAACAAATAGAGTTAAGAAATGACGACGGAAAATTCATAAAACACATCAAATTAGATAATGATGTTGTTAGAGTATTACATAATAGCAAAATAAAATTATAATGGAAACAAAAAACATAGATTTATTTGGAAACGTAGTAATAACAAACCCATTATTAAGGGATAAGTTTATTGAGCCACCTTTTAGTATTCTAGATACAAAAAGCGGTAATTGGCAAAAAAGAAAAAAGTTGTGGAAAAGAATAGGTATGAAATCCGAGGTTGGTAGGGATGCAACTACTTTTAATATGAAAGATTGGGCGGATAAAAAAAGGGAACAAGGTTTAAAAGGGCATAAATTACCTAGTGACACTAGTATATTTGACCCCGCTTTATGTGAGGTTTTATATCATTGGTTTGTGCCTAAAGGCGGTACTATATTAGACCCTTTCGCGGGTGGTAGTGTTAGGGGTATTGTTTCTAATTATTTAGGATATAAATATACGGGAATAGATATAAGAAAAGAACAAGTAGATAGTAATTACGAACAGGCAAAAGAAATATTAAAGGACGAATCACATTCAGCACCTATATGGATAGTTGGGGATGCGGATAAATCATTAGACTTACTACCAAAAGACCAAAAGTTTGATTTTGTTTTTAGTTGCCCGCCTTATGCGGATTTAGAGGTTTATTCGGATTTAGAAGGAGATATTTCTAATATGAATTACGATGATTTTATGATAGCGTATAGTAGCATTATCAAAAAAAGTATATCTTTGTTAAAAGAAGGAGGTTATGCTTGTTTTGTTGTTGGGGAGGTTAGGGACAAGAAAGGTAATTACATAGGCTTTGTACCCGATACTATAAAGGCGTTTCAAAATGCGGGTGTTGGATATTATAACGAGGCTATATTGTTAAATTCAATTGCAAGTGCGAGTATGCGTGCTAATGGTAATATGAAAAGCAAAAAACTTGTAAAAATACATCAAAATGTTTTAATATTCAAAAAATAAATAAAATGAAATCAAAAGGTCTAGGAGATACAATAGAGAAAATAACTAAAGCAACGGGAATAAAAAAAGTTGTTGACACGGTAAGCGAAATAACGGGAGTTGATTGCGGATGTAGTCGTAGAAAAGAAAGTTTAAATAGAAAACATCCTTACGATAAATAAAATGTCAGAAACAAGATTACAACAAGAAATTATAATGTGGTTTAACAACGAATATCCTTTATATAGGGGTTTATTGTGCTACAACAACAATAATTCAACGGGAAGTGTTCGGGGTGTTTGGAATAAATTTTTAGGAATTATAAAAGGTAGGTCAGATTTAACGTTTTATTTTAACGGAAAAGCCTATATGATAGAATTAAAAACCTTAAAAGGTAGACAAAGTGAAGTGCAAAAGGATTGGGAAAAATTGATAGTAAGGCACGGGTTTACTTATATAGTAGTGCGTTCGCTACAAGATTTTAAAATAGCAATACACAAAATAATTAATAATTTGGAATATTAAAAAAAAAGCATAACTTTGCAGACAAACATTTATAAATGAAATTACTTGGGTATAATTGGCAGTTTCCACTTTGGTTTAGAAATCGCGAGGGGGAGAATTTTTACGACTATACAACCGCTAACGGTTGGTATCAATCAAAAAACAATTTAGCAATTGCACAAGAACACCCCCTACTTACACCAGCATTATTATTTGTTGCAAAACTATTTTCACAAGCAGAATTTAAAGTTTGCAGAAAAAGTAATGGCGAAATAGCTCCAAATCATCCAATGATAGGCGTTTTAAAAAAACCAAACGCAAACCAAACACTTCCAGATTTATTAGAAAGTTTATTGTTTAGTCAATTAGCAAATGGTGTAGGCGTATTATACATTAAAAGAAATGCTTTAGTAGGAAAACCTAATTCATTATATGTTTTAGATTATCAATTAATAGAGTTTCCCGAAAATTTAGAAAAGTCTAAATTTATAAATAAAAGTCAAAACGAAAAATATTTAAACAAAGAAATTATTTACGATGAGAGTGGGGAAAACATTAAAATAAAATTAAAAGATTTATTGTTTTTTTATGATTTACCTAATTACTTAAATGAAAATCCTTTCGATGTTAAGTCAAGGCTCGACGGCTTAAAACAGACTTTAATAAATAGTATAGATAGCGCAAAGGCTAAAAATATAATTATAAAATCTAACGGTAAAGAATTAATTACGGGTCAAAAAGACGGATTCCCTTTAACGCCAGATGAAAAGAAAGATGTTGAAGATAGATTTAATGGAAGTTATGGGGTTGGTTATAATAGAAAAAGGGGTATTGTTACTAAAGCAAATATTAAGTGGCAATCTTTACATATTATTGCAAGGGATTTAGGACACGACGAAGGTACTAAAACGGATGCAAGTGTAATATTTGCAGCTTTACATATTCCAAATGATGTTTATTCTATTACGGGAGCAAAGTCTACTTATAAAAACGCAAACGCATCTTTAATTAGTTATATTCAAAACGAAATGATGCCTACATTAAATAGCTTTATAGAAACTATACAACCTTTGTTTGGCGACAATTATTATTTAAAAGGAGATTATAACCACTTACCCGTTATGTTACCTAGTCTAACTATTACTTATCAAAATTTAAGCCTACAAATGAAAGCTTTAAACGATGCTAGAATGACGGGCATTAATGACAAAGACGCTTTAGAAATGGTAGGTTTACCTAGAACATTAGAGTTAAAACCAGTTAAACCATTAAGTTCAACAGGAGAAAATCAAGAACAAGAAGAAGAAAATAACGATAATCAAAACGAAGAAAATGAGCAAAGCGGAAGTAATTAAAAATTTACAAATAACTTTATCAAAGGACGGAAATCCTGATGTTAAAAAAGTAATAAGAAAAAGATTAGAAAGCTTAATTAAAGATGAAACAATAAAAAAATAATTATGGAAATACCAAAAGAATTAATAGGTAAAGAGCTACACGCTTTTTTAAAAGAAAATAAAAGTGATTTAATTTATGCTAAAAAAAGCGCAATTAAAACATCTGATTCTATTTCGTCGGTTTCATTAATGGGTAACAATATTGATGCTAAAAAAGGTTTTTCTAATGACAATAAAGATGAAATAAAAGTACGTGCAATTATAAACACAACAAATGTAATTGACAGTCACAAGGATGTTCATTTGGACGGTATTTGGAATAAGTCTTTAAAAGAAAACAAAAACATAAAGTTTTTACAAGAACATAAAATGTCTTTTAAAACAATTATTGCAGACCGTAATGATTTAAAAGTTTCATCTAATAATGTTTCTTGGAAAAGTTTAGGTTATGACTTTGAGGGTAAAACCGACGCACTTACTTTTGATGCTACTATAAAAAGGGATAGAAATAAGGAAATGTTCAAAGAATATAGTGAGGGTAATGTTGATAATCATAGCGTTGGTATGCAATATGTAAAAATGGAATTAGCATTATATTCGGAAGATGAAGATTACGAGGAAGAAAAAGCGGTTTGGGATAAATATATTGATAAAATAGCTAATAAAGATGTTGCTATGAAATCAAGTTATTTTTGGGCTGTTTCCGAAGCTAAAGTTATAGAGGGTAGTGCGGTTGTAATGGGTAGTAATTCTTTTACACCAACTATTCAATCCGAAAAGCAAACAAAAGAAATAATCGAAACAAAAGATAATGCCATAGTTGAATGGCTTAAAAATAATTAAAGCCGTCATTAGACACTTTAACTAAAAGATGCAAGCCGTATAAAACACTTGTATAGAAATGAATTAATATAAATTTTTAAAATTATTTAAAATGAAAAACGAAGAAATTCAAAAAATGCTTGATGACAAGTTTAAGTCTGTACAAGACGAACTTGCAACGGCACAAGAAAATGGCGCTACTAAAGAAGAATTAGTAGAGCTTTCAAACGCTATTGAAAAAGCGGGAAACAGTTTAGAAGATTTTATTGCAAGTCAAACAAAAAATGAATTAAAAAGCTACCAAGCTCAATTTAAAGATTTTTTAGTTGAAAAAGCTAATGAAATTAAAGAAATGTTTGATAACGGTAGTGGTTCAATAGAATTTACACCTAAAGCAGTAGCTGAAATCACAACAGGTTCAGGAACAGATGCAGTTGCTTTTCCAGCAACGGCGCACAATGATTTAGAAAACTTTAACTTACGAAACGATGATGTATTAGTTTCTATGGCTAACGTATCTTCTAGTTCAAGTCCTGTTTTTTCTTATTCAGAATTAGAGCCAAAAGACGGAGATTACACATTTGTAGCTGAAGGAGCAACAAAGCCACAAATTGATTTCAAATGGGTTAACCGTTTTGCGCAACCTTACAAAATTGCAGCTCACGAAATTTTAACAGAAGAAGCGGTAACGGATGTAGCTAGACTACAATCGGTTGCTAACGAATATCTTGTTAAAAAGCACGGACTTTTCAAAGCTAACAAACTTTATTTTGGAACGGGTGTAGGAAACGAGGCTGAGGGAGCTACCGTTGTTGGTAGAACTTTTGTAGCGGGAGATATGGCTGGAGCAGTAACGGATGCAAATTTTATGGATGTAGTTAATGCGTGTATTACTGATATTTACACTACACATAACTATACTGATGAATCTAGTTATATGGCTAACATTGTATTGATTAACCCAGTTGATTTTTACTTACAATTAGTATCTGCTAAAGACAAACAAGCTTTACCTTTATATCCACAAGCGGGATTATTTAACCAAGTTACAATTGGTGGAGTTACTATTAAGCCGTGGGATAAAATTCCAGCAGGAAAGATTTTTGTAGCAGATATGAAAGCTATGAACGTTATTAATTATGTTCCTTTTTCTGTTCGTTTAGGTTGGATAAATGACCAATTTATCACAAACCAATTCACAATGGTAGGTGAGTCTAGATATTTCCAGTTTGTTAAAAATTTGGACAGACAAGCATTTATCTATGATGATATTGCGACAATAAAAACCGCAATAACAACAGCAACGTCAGTATAATTAAAAAATAATTTAAAATGGCAAAATCAAAAAGTATTAGTACAGATAGCGGTAAATCAACAACTAAAAAAGTTGTAAAACCAACAAAAGGTATGGTTACCGTAAAATTCCTAAAAGATTTTGGGAGTTATAAAAAAAAGGATGTAGCTTCGTATAACATTACGACTGTTTCAGCCTTAATTGATAAAAAAATCTGTGCTATTGTTGAATAGTATATAAAACAAGTGATATGATAACGACACCTAATTTTTATAAAAATGAAATATATTTGCCTAATGCGAAAGAATCGGTTACGGGAGATGTTATGAGCATCCAAAGTGAACTATTGGATTTCATTAGCGAATATGAGGAGGAGTGTCTTATTACTTGTTTAGGTTATCAATTAGCCAATAATTTTATGTCTAATTTGGATAGTAGCGAGGATAATGGATTAATTCCAACCGCTAATGTTAAATGGGATAGGCTTTTAAATGGATATGAATATGTTAACCCAAAGGGAGAAACGGTTAAATGGAAAGGCGTTGTTTTTTCTACGTTTTCTGGTGGCGTTAACGATAAAAGTTTTCTAGCTTATTATGTGTATTATTTTTACGAAAGTAATGCTTATATAACGCGTTCAGATTTAGGACATCAAATTGAGGTTTCTAAAAATGCCGAAACAATTACACCTACACAAAAAGTCACAAAGGCTTTTCGTAAATTTATAGATATGGTTCAGGGTGGTTATTATAGCTACCCAGAACCTAAATTCTGGAGAGATTTAGGTAATAATTTAGTAGGTATTGACTACTATCAGCAAAGGAAAAAGAATAGAGGTATAAGTTTATATACTTTCATATCAAATATGAATGAATTAAATGGAGATGATTATTATAATGATTTCCTACCATTTGAACATATTATGAAAGAATCTAATGAATTTGGAATATAATGAGCAACGTTAAGAATATTATAATTACGGAAAAAAGGTTAAAAGAAATGTTTGACCTACTACCTAATTCTGAAGCTATTGACGGCTCGGCATCTTTCAAGCCTATATTTGGCTACGGCGACAAAAAAGAATTGAACGCTTTTTTAAAAGCTAAAAATCTTGTTAAGACCCGAACGCCTTATCCTTTAATTTGGTTATTATATCCGTATAATGAATATCATTGTAAGACAAATGTAGAAATCGAAAGATTATCGTTAATTCTAGCGGTTCAAACTAATGCGTCAATGGGCAATGAAAAGCGAATAAATAGTACATTTAGCAAAATATTATTTCCATTATTAAATAATATTAAATGGCTATTTACAAGAGCTATAATTGTAAATTGGGATAATAAGTTTGAATTAACAAAGTACCCTAATTATTCGGAGGACGATAGTGCTACGGAACACGCGGGAACTTTTATATGGGATGCGCTAAAATTTGTTATAGATATTAAAATTACGGATGATTGTTTAAATAAAGTTAAATTTTAATTATGGATAAAAAAACGGAAAAAAAGAAAAGAACCCCTAGAAAAAAGAAATCTAAATTTATTGGAATAGTTATTTCAGATAGGTTTGTAAAGAAAGGGAAACTTATTCCAAAAGGAACAAAGTATGATGCTATCGAAGAGGATAGTTACAATGTATTAATTAATAATGGGTTTATAAAACCTGAAAATAAATAAAAATGAAAATGGCAACAATAACAGATATTGCAAATAAAAAAGAATGTGGTAGCGGGGTAACGGCTAACACTGGAAAATTAGGGTGCTTGTCGCTATTCGGCACACCAACGCACGCGATTTTAATAGGCAAATCGTATAGAATCGACTCAAACATTACGTGGGGTATTGACTACATTAAGTCGTTAACATTGAAAGGCGCTATGGTTCCCCTAATTGGAGCAAGTGCTTTTGAGGATGTTTCATCCGAAGATACTTATTCTACTAGTGTAAACGGAGTTAAGAGATTAAGTCTTAAAGGATTACCTGAATATAAATTAACTTTCGAGGAAGGTCACGAATTTTATCGTCAATTAGATAGATTACGTGGTTTCAAAGATTGGGATGTTATTCTTGGGGATGAAAACGGAAATTGGCTAATGGCTCAACATTCCGACGGAAGGTTTGGCGGGTTAACTGCGGGTCACTTAACACCTGAACTTACTAAAAGAAAAGTAGCGGGTGGAGATGCTGAGTCGAAATCGGTAATGTTTCAGTTTTTAGATAGATTACAATTTGACAGATATTACGCTATCTTAAACGCTGATGAATTAGATTTTTACCCAGAGGAAATTATGTGTGTTAACGGTGTTGATGTATCATTTACATCAGTTCCGTCTAACGGCGACACATCATTAGAACTTAAGTTTTTACTTAATTCAGACCATAATACTCCTGTTCTTGGAATGGACAATGCTGATGTTTATGTAAAAGTAAATGGAGCTACGGCTACTTTAGGAACACTGACTCAAAACGGGGCTAATGGAGATTATAGTCTTGCAATTACAAGTCCGTCGTTAGCTACTAACGATACGCTTGAAGTTGGGTTTTGGCATAGCTCTATTCCTAATGGAATTGGTGAGGTAGGAAGTGAATTATATCGTGCAACGCCTACGTTAACGGGAACAGTTATATTATAATAACTTAATTTTTTTTTGAAAAGAGCCTAGCTAATTTAGTTAGGCTTTTTTTTTGTAGATTTGCATTATGAAACCAGAGGAATATATTAGATTATTAGAAAGCAATATTGATAAGCTACCGACATTAGTTAAAAATTATGTTTATAAGCGTGGTGGCATTTTAAGAAGTATTAAACAAAGATTTTTACAAAAAGGTGTTGACGGATATGGAAATAAATTAGGCACATATTCTAGCGCTACGATTAGAAGGAAAAAGAAAAAAGGTCAAATAACATCTCACGTAACTTTAAGGGATAGTGGTCAATGGTATGAAAGTTTATTTTTAAAATTTGAAGGAACGACATTAATATTAGATAGCACCGATTTATCTCTAACCTCTAAACTTGTAGACGGAGAAAAATTATTTCCAGGTTATGGGCAAGGTATAATGGAGCTTGGCAATGAAGAACAAATTATGGTTGATAATATTTTAGATGAATTTTATTACGAACTATCAAAAAAATTAGAAAAAAATATAGATATTGAAATATGAAAGTATATAGAGATTTAGATGAAATTCCTATTTATAATTTTTTTAAGGTAATGTATAACTTTGAAAAAAATATGAATTATTTATACAAAAAAAATAAACACAATAAAGATTTGTCAAAAGAGGAATTATTTAATACCTTTGAAGACCTACAACAAAAATACTTAAAGCTAACTTTTTCTAAATCAGACCTACAAGACGAAAAATTAAAAGCTAAAGTAACCTATCTGACAGGAATACAAGAAATTGCAAATTTAGTTTTAAATTGTTATCTTGAAACGCATTATGAGGATGTTTTTTTAATTTTAAATGAATTTAAGATGTTTAAATTAAAACAACCAATAACAAGTGAAGATATAAAAAATATTAAAAAGCAATTGATTTTTATAGAAAATACAATAAATTTAAACCTAGCTAAATTTAAATTAAAACACAAAAACGGACAAAAAAATTCTGAAGAATTAGAACATAACTTACAAAAAGATTTAGACAAACAAGCTCTTTCTTTAGAAACGTATTTAGAATTAGGATATAAAATAGATGTTAAAAAAACATCAGTTTTAAGGTGGGTTAATTTAGTTAACTTATCAAATGAAAAAAGTGAACGAATAAAACAATTATAAAATGCAAATATTAGATTTAAGATTTGATGCTGACGTAACTTTAAAAATAGACGAGGGGGTTTCTTATAAGCCGTCTATATCTGGTATTGAAACATTAGATGTAGAATATACTTTCTTTTGTAATGATATAACAAAAACTGTTTCTAATGGTGGCTTAACTTTAGTTAACAATAGTATTGTTATTAATATTGATGAAGATGATTTTCCTAGAGGTCATTATAAAGGTTATTTAGAATCTGATTCAAAAGTAGCGGGTATTTATAAATATTTTAAAATAGAAATAGTAAGTTATGGGGTTGTTAGCTATTAATAGTAATATCAGTTTAGAAAAATTAACAATAAGTTGTGTTAATGCAAAATCTGTTTATATGACAAACGGACAAGTAGATAACAAAATTACTTTTAGCGTACAACAATATCCAAACATAATATATAACGGCGACCCAACATTAAACGAAAGAGTCGCAGAATTAGAAGCAAAAGCAGTATTAACAAATAATTTAAATTGGTAAAAAATGGCAGTAATTAAAATTAGTAAAGAAACCGCAGTTCCTAGCGGTGCATCAATTGTAGCAAACACTATATATGTAGTAAGTGTTTCAGCCGATGCAAGTAAAATGGAAATCTATATGGCTAATAGTACGGGAACGGCTTTAAGACGTATTCCTACGGATTCAGACATACAAACATTAATTGACGCTAGTGTAAGTAGTGTAGGTAGTATTCAAGTTGTAGATGACATTTCGGATAGAAACGCTTTATCTCCCACACAAAACATACAAGTGTTGGTAATAGACGCGAGTGGAGACCCAACAGTTACAAGTGGTAGTGCAACTTATGTTTACAGACTTTCTACAACAACTTGGATAAAAACTAGTGAATATGAATCAATAGACGTTACTTTAGAATGGGCGAATATTCAAAACAAGCCTACTAGTACAGTTGCGCAAATAGATTTATCGGTTACTAATAGTCACACACATTCAAACAAAACAGAACTTGATTTAATAGGTCAAGATAGTGACGGCGATATGACTTATAACGGGTCTAAAGTAGCAAACGAATACACATCAACATCTTGGTAAATGTCAAAAATAAAAATAGATAAAGTAGTATCGTCTTTACCGTCTACATTAGTAGCTAATACTGTTTATGCGGTAAGGGTAGGAACTGGCTTTGATTTATATATAACCGACAACACGGGTGCAACCGCTCATCAAATAAATTCTAGCGGGGGAACTACCCCTTGGACTACTGACACTAATGGTATAACATATACCGCGGGAAATGTTGGAATTGGGACAGTCTCTCAATCAGGCGAAAATTTACGTGTATCAGGATTTGCAAGATTTAATTCAGATGTTAGATTTGATGGAGATGTTCAATGTGCTGGTGGCGACTTAATAGTAGGTAATTCGCTTAAAGACGTAAACTCAGCAACGGGAACATCGGGTCAAATTCTTTCCTCGGAAGGATCTGGCGGAGGAGTTGAATGGATAGACGCACCAAGTGGCGGAGGTGCGCAATTACTTTCCTATAACTTTTCAGCTAATCACAATACTAATGATACAGCGAATTATTATCAATTTAGAAACAAAAGTAATAGTACTATGTACACAAGGCGTGCTACATTTTCAAGTTGGGGGGGAGTTTATTATGTAGACCTTGTAGCACCAGAAGATTGTTTTTTAAAATCATTTACAATAAAAAGTAGAAATGGGTCTACTTGGGCATCTGGTTTGCAAATAAAAATGAGAATACATAAGAATATATCTACTAGAGAATATGACGGAAGCTTTGTTACATCAACAGGGTCTGGAAATGACGGAAAAATAACATTTGACCTAACTAGTTCTAACACATCATTTTCCCAAGGCGATGCTGTTTCCATAGGCTTTAATTGTACAGGCGCTATGGGGTATGTTACCGCTATGGCAATATTTGAATTAACATAAATAAATATTATGAATACATATAAATGGAATTGTAGAGATGTAGAGGTTTACACTACCTATGTTGATTCGGAGGGAAACACCGAACCTTTTGTTATATTTAAAGTCAATTGGGAAATATTAGTTTGCGATGAAATAGGAAACGCAACTACTATTAGTGGAATTGAAGAATTAGAAATAAAAAATTTAGATAACTTTACTAGTTTTGAAAACGTTACTAACGATGAGGTAACGGGGTGGGTAAAAGCATCAATGGGAGAAAGCGGTGTGGAATTTCAACAACAAAACGCTGATTCCGAATTAGATAAATTAATTAATCCAACTACGCAAACTTTACAATTAATTGCGGATTAAACAATAAATAAAATGGCTAAGATTAATGTAAATGCACAAGAAAGTATAGCGTCTATTAGAGATTTAATAGGTGTTATGAAAACTTTAAATAAGGAAACGGCTAAAATAGGAAACGCAAGCGGTAGTTCTTTTACTAAAATACAAAGCGACATTAAATCTTTAAGAAGTGCAATATCTACTATAAGCAAAAAATTTACTGAATTAAATCAAAGTTTAACTAGAAATAGTAATATAACAAAAACCAATTCTAAAAGACTTACTAAAAATAGTGCCGAAATAAAACGTAATTCCGATTTAACAAAAACCAATTCTAAAAACAAAAGACAAAACAGTGATGCGATAAATAAATTATCGAGTTCGTTAAATAGAGATACAATAGCCACTAAAAAGAATAACGCATCTAAAAAGAAAAGTGGGGGGATTTTAGGAAAGCTTGGAAAAAGGTTTTTAGCGCTTGGAGCAGCTTTAGGTGTTGCTAGAATTTTACAACAAGCAGCTTTAAGTGTTGTTAAATTAACAATTAAGTTTCAAAGTTTAGGTTTTGCTATGGAAAAAATTTCATCGGGGAATCAAAATCTTGTGGGAGCTTACAAGGCAGTTTATAGTACGGTGGACGATGTTGCGGATAGCTTTGGGTTTTTAATTAGCTTAAACACTAGATTTGGTGCTAGTTTAGATGCGACTAGTGAAAGGTGGTTAAAGTTTAAGACGGCAGCACAACAATCGGGATTAGTTGTTGAAGAAACAAAACAAATATTTGAATCCGTTACAAAGGCAAGTGCGGTTTTAGGTTTACGTACAGATGAATTAAAAGGTGTCTATTTAGCTTTAGAACAAATGCTATCTAAAGGTAAGGTTACGACGGAGGAATTACGTAGACAATTAGGGGAAAGATTACCAGGTGCGGTTGGTATTATGGCGGATTCTTTAGGTGTTACTACGGCACAATTAAGTAAGATGATGAAAGCGGGGGAGGTTGTTTCGGGTGCGGTTTTACCTAAATTTGCTAAAGCACTAGAAAAGGCTTATGGTATTATGGACACCGACACGATTGATAATTTAGCTACGGATGTAGGTAAAATGACGGGTGCTTGGGATAGATTTGTATTGACGATTACGGAGGGAGATAGTCTTATAAGTAGAACTATTGGTGGTACTATGAAACTAATTACCTCATCTCTTAATGCACTTACTAACTATTTAGAAACGGTAGAACAAACCGCAAGACGTACGGGGGATGAAAGATTTGGCGAAGAGAATTTAGCTTATATTAGTAAAGAAACCGAGTTGATAATGAAACAACAAGGTGTATTAATAAAAACAGAAAAAGAATACCAAGATTTATTAGATAAAGCCGATGAAAAAACAACAACAGCGCCTTTAGAAAGTAAGGCAAAATTAGATGCACTTAGGGAAGAAATGGCTTTACAAAAAGAATTTCAAAAATTTAAAGAACAAAAAAGAGATGTGTCAAGAAAATTTGCGTTTCAAGAAATAGAAGAAGTTAGAAAATTAAGAGACGAGCTATTAAAACAAGTTCAAATGGATGAAATTATCGCTAGCAAAATGAAAGTTAGAATGATAAATAATCGTGGAGAGGCGGTTTTGGTTGGAGAATTAACTGAGGCGGAAAAAGAAAGATTTAAAGTTGGTTTTGAAGGTTTTAAAAAAACAGAAGAAGCGTACGTAAAAACATTTGATTTATCATTAAAACTAAACGCACTTTTGGAAAAATCTAATAAAGTAGCAGCTGTAGACGATAGTGGCAGCGGAAGTAACAGAAAGCGTAAAATCAAAATGGCTAAAGAATATAACGGCACTTTAGAGGATGAAATATTAGCATTAGAACGTGTAGCCGATTTAAATGAAAGAGTTTTTAGCCAAGAGGGTCAATCAATGGATGACACTATTTTAGCTTTAGATGAATATATAAAAGCTTTAAATAAGATAAATGATTTAGAAAATCAAGAAGTAAATAATGATTTAGACGCAGCTGAAAAAGATGAACTAAACAAGTGGAAAGTAAGAATGGACAGTTGGGATAAAGGTGCATCAAACTATCAAGAACAAGTAGTCCAACACGAAAAAGCATTAAAAAATATTGAAGAAAAATACAAGGATTTAAGATTAATTCAAAATCAAAAGTTTTTAAATAAAAATCTAGATATATTACAAGAATCGCAAGACAAAGAAATAGCGATGATTGAAAAGTTTATGGAACAAGACCAACAAGACGCTACAATAGATAGTGACGGTGCGATTAGAGGTATTGAAATGGCTATGTTGAAAGAACACGAGGGTACGGCGCAATATAATGCCTTGTATAAGTTGCGCGAGGAAATGTTACAACAACATCAAAACAATTTAATAGATATTGAAGTTGAAGCTTTAAGAAAAAAAGCTAAATTCTATTTGTCAAAAGAGGGCGGTGGCGATATGGATATGGCTGACAATTTATTTGCATTGGCGCAAGGTCTTGAAGGAACTAAAACTGGATTAGATGAAGTTAAACCTAGTGTCGAGGAAATAGCCGAGGTGGTAACGGACATAATGGACACTATGGGGGATTTAGGCAATGCCCTTTTTGAAAGTAAAATAGCAAGAATAGACGAGGAAATTGCTAGAGAAACAGAAAAATATGACACCTTATTAAGACTTGCAAAGGATGATGAGGCGGAACAAAAGATAATCGAAAGGAATAGGGAAATTAGATTAAAAAAGCTAAATGACAAAAAGAAAAAAGAACAAATAAAACAAGCTAAATTTGAAAAGGCTATGAATATAGCAAAAGGTACGGTTGCACTTGCATTAGCTATACAATATGCTTTTGCCCAAGACGCTCCTCCGCCTTTTAATGCAGCTCAGGCAGCAATTGTTGCAGCTCTATCAGGAGTAGAATTAGCTACTATTATAGCAACACCTATACCAACATTTGCAACGGGTGGTGTTATGGGTCACGACGGAAAGGCTTTAATTAATGACGGCGGACAAATGGAATATGTCCAAAGGGGAGGTAAAATAATGACGGCTAAAAACGAAAACGCATTAGTTGATTTAAAGCGTGGAGATATTATTCATAAAGATTTTGAAACAATGCAAAGAAAAACCTCAATTTTTAATAGTATATTTGGAGGAGGAAATGAATCTACACAAAACGAAATTGATTTTGTTCAAATTGAACTAGCTATCGAAAGAGGTTTTAAAAATGCAAAAATAAATAATAATATTTCCGTAATCAACGAGTTGGATGATTACGCTGAAAAACAACAAAATTGGAGCTAAATGATTGATATTAGAAACGAAAACGTTAATGATATAATTTTTGTTTTACAAAACGAAGATAATGTGTCTTTGGTTTTAGACCGAGATCCGATAGGTTGGCGTGAGGACGGTTTAAATATTGTACGAAACAAAAAGTATCACGGAATTGTAACGCAATTTACAGGTTCGTTGGAATTTGAAAAAAACGCTAAAGATTTTATATTAGACGCTTATAAGATAGGCGGACAAAACACAGATTTATATTTAATAAAATATCATTTAAGAAAAGAAAGTTCTAATTATAGGGTAACGGGTGTTGGTAGTAATGATGATATAGATATAAAATATGAAGAAAAATATAGAGGACTTGCGGATTTTGATACGTTAAATGAAGAAAACAGAAAATTAAAAGTTAAATTTACATCCGACGTTTTAGAAAAATTAATCAAATCAGTAGAGGGGGATGAATTTGAATTAGAAAGAATCAATGATATTGACGGTAATGGTATTACGCATCCATTTGATAAACATAATATAAGAATAGAGGGTAGAACTTTAACCGCTAATGGACAACATACAAACTTCGGTAATCCTAGCGGTGCTTATCCTATGCGACCTTTTCAACTAGGAAATAATAAATTTATTATTCCTACTAAATTTATAACTAAAGGTTTTGATAGACACGTTGAGGCTAATTTTAGCACATTTGACCCTAATGATAGTTTAGGTTGGCAAGCTAATTTTATTTATAACGATAGTTTAATACCTAATTTAAGAACAAACCTTACGGTAGAATGGAATATTAATATAAATTGTTTTTTCGCTCAAGACCAAGGATATAATGGTGCTATAACTCCACAATTACGTCTTTATAAATATGACGCATCAAGTCAAAACTATGAAAGAATATCTGCTGCCGACGGAGGGAGAGTGCTTATTGGGGAATCCAATAACCCAGGAACGGACGGCTGGATGTATTACTATAGCGAGCAACAAATGGTTATGAATGGCTCACATACATTTGAAAACTTAACAAGTGAACACGCTATGACTATTGAATTTTATGTTACTGATTTTGCTAACCAATTTTCCCCATATAACCCAGGGTATTTTTACTTTGTAAATCAGATAAGCTATTATCACGTTGAATTAAAAGAGGAATCTAAATACGAGCCTGATAGTAAAATTCATACTTTTAGTTTTGTTAACGAGGTTGCCGAAAGATTAATGGAAATAATTACGGGTAAAAAGGGTAAGTTTTATTCACGCTTGTTTGGGAGGGATGTAGATAGATTACCTCCCTCAACTGGATTTCCACCCGAATATCAATCATACGATTATCCTAAAACAGGCGCGGAAGGAGATACGGGAATGATACACGGATTTGACATTAGACGGTTTACTAATCAAAACATATTATACAAATCTCTTTCGGTAAGTTTAAAAAAACTAATAGAAGGACTACAAGCTACATTTAATATTGGTGTAGCCATAGAAAATTATCAAGACGGACAAAGATTAAGATTTGAAAAACTAAAACATTTTTATAGACCAGAGATAGTTGTTAAATTACCTAATCAAGTTATTAACGTTAAAAGAAAAATAGAACCTAAAATGTTTAATTCTAACGTTAAAATGGGTAGTGAATATGGCGGAGATTATGAAATGGGTTTAGGTCTAGACGAGCCGAATGTTAGGACATCTTTTTCTACACCTTTAAAGAAAACTACTAATAAATATGATAAAATTTCTAAATTTCGTTCGGACGATACGGGAATGGAAATAATTAGACGGCAACCAGAATTTTTAGATAGAACAAAAGATACACAACAAGACCAACACGTATGGTATTTAGATTGCAAAAAAGATTATGATAATGGCGCAGGTCAATGGACACAAAAAATTTGGCAAGATGTTTTAGCGTCACAACCGCAAGGTATTAATGACCCCGATAGTTATAAAAGTTGGAAATTTACACCTAAAAGATGTTTATTAAGGCACGGTTGGGTTTTACGAGCGGGAATGGAAATACCTAAATATGTTAATTATAGTAGTTATGTATATATGATTTTATCATCATCAGACTCTAACATAAACTTATCTACTAGATACATTGGGGAATCGACACAAGTAGTTGAAAGCGCAGACCAATTAGTAAGAAGTTTAGATAGGTCAATTGTTTTGCCTGAAATTGTTACCTTTACAGTAAATGTAAATCAAGATATGCTTGATTTAATTTATGGAACACAAAAAATAGACATACTTGACGAAAATGGACTTGTTGTTGACACAGAAGAAGTGCCTAATTGGTATTTTAAGTTTCAATGGATAAACGAAAACGAAGAAATTGAAACGGGGTATTTACGTTCTTTTAAATCTCAAAAAGGACAATTTGAAATGATTAAAGCAAACGATAATTTAATATATTAATAATGGCAACTAAAGGAAAAATAACAATTACTTTTAATACGGACGCATCAGACGGAGAAACTATTTCTTTTGAAAGAACGTCTACCTACGGTACTATAAGTTTAGATTCTACATTTGTATCGGGTAGTAGAGTTGCAAATAGTCAAATTCCTTTAGGAACACCTACACTTAACGCTGGGGAAATGACTGCAGCAGCTTATGAAACATATTTTAACATAGACCAAAATCAAGGTAAGTTAATGAATATTTCTAGAAACATAAATGTTATAGAAATTGACATTTTGTATGGTTGGGATTTCCAAAATTTTAGTTCAGATGTTCCGTCTATTGGCGGTGTATTAGTTCCCGAAGTTCCCGATACTTTTCAGTTATTAGCAGCTAGTTTAATCACGTATATTACAGACCCTTGTGAATTTGTAACGGTAAATGTTTTAACGTCGGAACAAGCAACGGGTTATTATTTAAAATTGCCAGGGACTTACCAATCAGTTCCAATAACTACAGTTAGCACTAATCCTTTTAATGTAGACGTTCCAAGATTGCAAGGCTATGAATTAAAAGTTATTAAATCGGGGAGTAGTAATGTTATTAATGTTTCAGAATATTTCAATGAACCTTTTTTTTATTTTAGACGTGTAGGTCAACAAAATATAGTCTTAACGGTAGCAAGCGATTATTTTAGCGGTTCTACGGTTTCAGCTAGTGTTGATTATCTAAATCAATTAACCGAAAGACCTAATCCTTTATTACAAATAGAATATAGTTTAGACGGCTATAATTGGTTTGATGACGGCACTTTTTCGGGTCAAGTTCCAGGAGATTATACTTTATTTATAAGAGACGGAATGGGGTGTACTATTCAAAAAGATTTTAAAATAAAAGGTACTGTTGGTCAAAGAACGCCTTTCTTTTTTATTTCAGAAGCAAATAGTATTAGTTTTAGTCAAAGTCAAGTTTGGAACAATGAACAAAACGGAATATATAAAAACCCAAACAATGTACTAGCTACAAGCGATTTACAAGAAAATTTATATAAAGAAAGATTAATATTTAGAAAAGAAGATGAGGTAAGAATACAATTTAAAAGCAACTATGAATATCACGATATTAGTGTAGAAGATTGCGAAGGAAATTCAACTGGAGTTAATGCTACATCTCCTGAAAAAATGTCTAACAATATGAATTTATATGAAAGTTTAGATTGTAAATTAGTTGGGTTAAGTAACACAAGAGCTGGGATATATTTTGATAGTGGAAACTATTACGACATAAACGGAGCGGTTGAAGGCACTTATGAGCTTTTTGGTAATCTACCCGATAGTGCTATGATAGATAATAAAATAAGAATTCCAGGGCGAGGTGTTTTTGTAATTCAAGATGTAATTTATAATGAGGAGTTAAACAAAAAGCTAATTGTTTTTAATATGAATAATAGCATTGGTGTTAATTTTCCTGTTGATGAAATTATGCAGTGTCATTATAATTTATTAAATTTTGAAGTTTACGAATTTAATATAGATTTTTCTGTTCCTATTATAAAATCTGGATTAGAAAAATTAATTAGAGTTAATATTAGAGCTACGGATGATTTGTTTGATGAAATATTTTTCTGCTCAGAATATTCGCTTATAGTAGATTCAGATAATTTTAATGGAAATAAATATGTTGGTATAAATTATTACGGAAGTAACAATAGGTCTATATTTTATTTATATGGAATAGAACATTTTATACGTGCTGAAATAATTGACATATCTAGTTATATAGATGATGACAACGATATATTAAAAGGGGATTTACATACTTACCTTACCGAATCTACTGTCCATAAAGGAATTAAAATACTTTTTTCAGAAGTTACGTATAGGATGATGATGAAATTATCGTTAGCTTTGTCAAGTGAATTTTTATTTGTAAACGGTCTTGGTTATGTTAAAGACAAATCTTTAAAAGTAGAACAAATAGAACATACAAATCTATATACAATGGAGTGTCAATTGATAAGTACAAATTCAAATTACAACCCTATGGCTAATCAAAGAACGGGGGAAAGAGAAGGATATAAAACATTATATATACCAAACATATTAGGAACAGATACAGGTGTAGTTAAATTATAATAAAATGGCAAGAACAGAAGAACAAATACAAATAAATACAATAGCAATACAAACATTAATTGATAATGCCCAAAAGATAAATCAATTAACGCAAGTCACATCATTTGATGATGCGGATGTTTTTTTAGTTCAAAGAAATGCAGCTGGGGATAGTTTTTATGCTACTTGGTTACAAATTAAAAATGCTATCGGTGGCGGTAGTATGGAATTTTTAGATTTAACAGATGTTCCTAGTAATTATTCTTGTCAAGTTGGTAAAAATGTTAAAGTAAAAGCCACTGGCGACGGATTAGAATTTACACCCGATTATATGGATTTTGCTTGTAGTGACGAAACAAGTGAC